TCAGCAGGGGGAACGCTTATTTGAAATGCCTGCGGTATGCGGTTCATAGGCTGACCACACATACTACAAACCAGAGAACTGATCACCTCCCTCATACCATGCCTAACTTCCTTTGTTGGATGATCTTTATTTGTACAGCCATAAATATATAACGGACTCATACTCCATAAACCCTTTTTTTTCCATTTATGATTTTGTTTACATGTTCTCTTGTTACTCCAAACTCTTTTGCAAGTAATCTTTGAAGCTCACCGTTGTGATATCTGTTTTTTATTTCAACAACATCATCGTTTGATAATTTAGCAGCTGGGCATTTTTCACCTCGCAAACTTCTGTTTCGTTCCTTCATATCGTTAGAGTTATCCTGTGGAGTGCCAGCGTACAAATGGGCAGGATTCACGCATTTTGGATTATCACATTTGTGGCAAATAAAATTATTGCCTGGGTTCTTCTTGTTATGAATAGCCCAAGAAACTCTTTTTGCAGACAAATTCTTTTGTGACACGCTCAAATATCCATAGCCATTTTTTTGAAAACTTCCACTCCATAACCAACAATCATTCCAGTTTTTTATATTCACACTTTTATAAAATCGATCTACAATGTGTTGGTATTTAGATAGATCAAAATGGATAGTTTCTTTAGAAAACATCAACTTAAGAAACTCTTTGTTTTGAAAAACTATTTCCTTTTTGTCTATAATACACCTCTCTTACAATTTCTTTTCAATATCTGCGATGATGTTTGCCAGATCACTGACCGGTATATCTTTCCTGGAAAGTTTTTTCAGGAGATCAAATACCATTTCAAACAACTTCTTGTAGTTTACTTCTTTCTTTGCCATCAGATTAATCCTCCAATTGCTACCGCTATAAACGGTATGATAGCAGAAAATATTCTGGGTTCGTCTGCTTTTGCCAGAACTAATCCTGCTCCTAATAAAACAAGTGAATACCAATACTGCGGATTCACAATTACACTTACTACTGTTCCAATCACGATTGCAGATGTCACGAAAATTGGTGAAAAATAAATCGGTTTATATTTGAAGAAGTCTTTCAATGACGCATAGTTTTCTTTGAGCATAACCCTCTTGCAATATAATTCCCTCTTGCCAACATACAATCTTACTGTCAGCATGATCAATCCGATTACACTCGTGATAATAATTGCACCAATCCAATCGCCTGTCATTGCCAAATAAATCACGCCAGTGATAGGAGCTGTTTCCCTGGTCAATGCGAATAAAATCCCTGCGAATAATGCAGGTATAAAAAATCCACCAGCAGCCAGGCTGATGGCTGCCAATTCAATCGGCCAATCCCAGTAATCAAACTGGATGGTTGCGACCAGAATAATAAATGTAATCCCTGCAACCAGATACCCGAATGAATGAATGACTGCCCAAGCTGCAAATATAACCAGCAAGGTTTTGATGTGCTGATAAATAATTACTCTCATGCGCTCTGATGTCTTAAACAATTTCTCAATCCATACCACCAGATATGGAACCAATACCCTGTATGCCATCGGAGCTTTTATATTTCTCTTTACTGTCAATTCAACTGCGCCAAATCCATTGTAAAGAGATTCGTAATTGAACGCACTAATAATCATTTGCGCTCGATCAAAACAAATTCCAATAATAACCGCAATAAATAATTCAACGATACCCTGTGAGTATGCTATCATTTTTTCTTCCCCTCTATTTTATGTTCAATAGCCAATGCAATGATCCATATTCCATAAACAGTAAACACCAAAATTTCTTTTACATTGTCCATACTGCATCCATTTTTACTTTATCGCTGTACATGACGAATTCTTTGAAACCTAATTCCAAAGTGCCACCAAGATGATGGCCAGTATAAACAGAATAATCAACGTACAATTTGAAGCCAGCTTTCTGGACCTGCCTACAAAAAAAGAAATCCTCTCCACCATTCACGGTTGTACATTGATACCAATTCTCTTTGATAGCTTCCAACACATCCCGTCTTATCAACATGAAATGCGCACCAGCACCATCTATTTCCTGAATGTCCCCATCCTGCATCGGTAACAATAACTGGTTAGGTGTTTCATCATCAACCTTTTCCCGTTCTGCAATCTCGATCAGCTTATTGGTAACATCAACGAAAGAATATAAATGCCTGCCGTCTGGGTTCAATCCAACAAATTTCCCGATTGTCGGGACGGTTGGAAATCCCCTGCGAAAAATAATACCAGTGACTACGGGAAGATCCCTGTCAACCAATCGCTGTACTGCACCAGGAGCAAAAGAACAATCACTATCGTGCATCAATAGATAATCAAAATCTTTGAAGTTACTCAAAAATCTTTCAACGATTATATTTCTGGCAACATCTACTGCCTGCCCATAGATAATATCCCACGCAAGCGTGCCTTTGATCTCCGTTGTCCATAATGACTTGACATAAGGAATCGGTAAATCTCTGGTGGTCGGCGCACNNTTCCATTAGTTTGATATGACTATTCCCAGTTGGAAGTACGTTTGAACGTATCTCCAATGTTCGGGATGATTCCAGCATGTACAGGGATTGCGGCAGTTGTGGAAGCGATAGTGATAACAATTTCTGTTTTCACGTACCATTTCCCCGGAGGAAGAATGAACGGAACATTCATTTCTTTTCCGCCTTTTACCTTCGTTTCGCCTTTATGATAACTTGCTACCAGGTTGTAAGTTGAATTATCCGCAGATAAATAAACTCTTGGCAACACAGTATCATTGGCACCGAAAGCGTCTTCAAAGACAAAACGCACCGCTGCGCCTTTGGCAACCTGCCCCCACATGGTAACTGGACCATGAGAGATGGAAGCAGTTAAAGTTGCACCAGTAACAAACATCATTTCAGCATCGAATGGATGACCCATGATTATACTCCTTCTGTCCAGTCGGCTAATGCTTCAATATTGCGCATGCGCACAATACCTCTGCGACCAAAACTGGCGATACCATTCCACCAATCCACACGCATCATTTTTGATGGTTTTGATTCCATTTCGCCACCATTCAGCGGATCGTAGGCTTTGAATTGATTCAACTGAATACCGTACACACCATTGTCAGTGTTGAATGAAACGAAGTAAATGGATGTGCTATCAGCACCACCGTCACCTGCGATCTCTGTTTCAGTGATGACCTCTGTGGTTTGATTTTGCAAGTAACCAGGATCAATGAACGGAATTCCTTTGTAGGACAAGTCCTGGCGACCAAATTGGTCTTTGGTTACTGCCAGATAATTGCCTGCGCCCTGAATGTACGAAAGAGCAATACTGAAACCAGTCTGCATATTTTCGTTCATTATGATGGCATCACAATCACCAGCATTACAACGTTGAATTGCGGCATTGAATTGATTGAAATATTTTCTTGCGGCGGCTGCTGATGCGGTCGGGTCTGCTGGAGCTGCACCTGAAGCTGCAGCCCAAATAGTCTGACGTGCATCCATGTTTGCAACACGGACTTTCAAACCATTGAAACCATCAGGTGCAACGGCAACATCGCCATTAATGAATTGGTTGTTCCAGGTAATTGCCATTGATTGAAGCCGTGCGTCAACCTGCATTTTTACCGGATCACCAACTACATTTTTAATATCGTTGAGGACTTTATCAAAAGTGATGTCCCCACCGAAACCAAAAACGGATTCTGTTCCATCGCCCCATTGAGCATCTTCTTTGGAAACGTATGCTCCATTAAGTTTACGGAACGCACCGCCTGTTGGAAGTTTTTCCAACCAATACGCCTGAACATTAAGGCCAGAAACATTCTCGAAAGGTAGAATGTCAAGCAGCTTTGCCTGGCGAATAAGTTGCATGCCAATATATTTCTTGGACACATCTTTTTCGAGCTGCATTAATTGGCCGATAGTTATTCCTGCCATAGTTTATCTCCTATTTGAATATACTTTTTTTAACATCATCCCAAAGTTCATCGGGATTGTTTCTATTCGCTAAAGGATTGCCAGGAGTACTGCCACCACCACCTAAATGAACACCTGCCATTGGATCACGCTGGCGACCGCCATTGGATTTCATGCGCTCTGCCTTTGCTTGCAATGCCTGTTCATAAGACTGGGTGAATTTGAATGGGGAAGCCATATTTACCATGCTTGCTTCGGGATCTTCTTGGAATAACTCAACCCCGAATTTCTTTTCAAGTTGTGCGACTTCTGCCATTGCTGCCTGAAAGACTGGATCAGTACTCACTGGACTCTGTGCCGCTGGCTGGCCGGCTGGTTGGCCAGAATCTTCCTGTGAATATTCAGATACAACTTCCTCTCTTGTCGCCTGCTCGATGCCCTTTTCCATTTCTGGTGTAACATCAATGCCGGATTTTTTCAAGATAGAAACCTGCTTCTCAACATTTTTATTGATCCTTGATTCAAGTTTGTCCATTTGAGATTTCTGTTGTTTGAAGAAATTACTCATGGACTCATTAACAGTTTTGTCAACGATTTGTTTTATCTGATCTGCACCAAATAAATCTTTTGAACCGTCAACTTCCTGTATTTCACTCTCAACGGGCGGCTGGCCGGCTGCCTGTGGATTGAATGTTACAGGGTTATCACTCATAACGTACCTCCTGGGTTTCCATAACTAACTTTGATTATACAATAATAGGTCTAAAATACAACCTGCCTATTTCTTGACACTTACTATTGTCGATTATATAATAAATATGTCAAGATCGTACAGTAAAATTAGTGAACAAAGACCTGTTATGCCTGTGTCGATCTTGACAATCACACTAATTTGCATGACAGGTCTTTGTTTTATAAGGCGGTTGTCATGGGAAGAATAGTAGAAAAAACAATTAAAGAAAGGTTTCGAGAAAAGGTAGGTTTAGACTGGCAATGGAGAGCAAGTAAAAATGCTAGCGGATATGGAATTATTGGGGTTGGCGATAAAGTGGAACTTGCACACAGATTGTCTTATAAAATACACAATGGACAAATACCAGATAAAATGCAGGTATTACATACTTGCGATGATCGCGGATGTGTAAATCCTGAACATTTATATTTGGGGACAAACCACGACAACATAATGGACAGGGTTAAGAGAAACAGAAAAGGTGATGTAAGTGGTGAAAAGAATGGTTTATCAAAACTAAATAAGAAACAAATTTTAGAGATCAGAGAAAGATATAAAAACGGAGAAAACCAACACTCTATTGGAAAACAGTATGGAGTTTGTAAAGCCACTATTTATTATATAGTTAATGAACTAACCTGGAAGCACATCTAGTATGCCTCCAGGTGTAATTATTTCATAACAGATGGAAGTACGTATGCAGATAGCCAGTTTTCCA